CTGCGCAATCCTTGTTAACGGACTACGACATTGAACTTGTCGCGGTGCGTTGTGACATTTCTGGATGTGATGCAGCTACGACAGCAGCTGTTGCTGATTTTCATGAACTGAACTTGTACGCTGCCGGAGTAATCGGTAAACCAAACCCACCAGAGGGCATCAATGCGAATCCTTTGTTGGAACTTTTGCCAAATGGCGCACCACACACTGCAGACGGACGTTTTCAACGAACGTTAGTCTGGGAGTGTATGCGCTGGGCAAAGTTCCGACTGATGAGATCAGATGGCTCGCTGTATGTGGAACGGGACAGTGATTCGATGAAATCAGGCAGAGGTGACACGTCTATTAATACAACCTTGGCAGTTGGCGTCATAGCACGCACAGCGGTGTCAGATTGTTGTACAATGATGTATGGGCAAACACTTGGCAAACAGGTTGCTAAGATATTACCCGTGGTTGTTCAAGGTGATGACAACTTCGTGTATTTGCCTTTGCGTCGTGGTTACGACATTGAGGAAAAGTATAAAAGCGTGTTCGCTGATGCTGGTTATGAGATCGATGTGAATCAAGTTGGACTTGACGGTTATGGCGCCCCATTGGTGCCGGTGTGCTCTGCACATCTGGTGCCTGTTTGTGGTGTCAAACAACTGTTTTTGCCAGCTCAGAGGGTTGGGAGAGTTGTCGCAAGATACTTTCTGCTTCCTAAAACAATCGGTCGACATAAGCGTATGGGGCATATAAAGGCATTGGCACAAAATTTACTTGCTTGTTCAGGGCACGTTTTTGTGTTGAGGTGGCTTGCGCAATCGATAGTTAAGCAGTTGAAAGATGTTGAGGCTGTGCACATTTATGATAGAGATGATATATTTCGAGTGACGTATACTTATCCATCTTATGTAGGTCTTGACTCAAAGGAAACTGATAGGCGATGCGCGTTATTTTTGGAACAATATTATTGTGCGAGAGGGGCGTCACCGGGGTTCCTGGTGAGCAGCTTAGACTCGTTGCAAACGTATTTATCTCAGTGGAAGATCGGTGACTGGTTCGAACATCAGGCACTGGTTACCATGGCTGAGATAGATGCGTAAGCACACACCCTGCAGCGGAGGTTACGGCCTTGGTGCTCTTGCAAGCACCCATTCGCAGCACTGAAGTGAGATCCAGGTTGACGACTGGCAGCACTAGTCCCGCAATACTTTACCCCTAAATCGAGACAAAATCCATGAATGGTAAAGCTAATAAAACCCAAACCCAAG